CAAGGCCAGATGGCGTGTATAGCATCATGTTTGCTCTGGCAGTTCCGCAAGCTGCATTGGCGGCTGATAGCACTGTCATTCTTGTCCCTGATGTGGTTGTTGCTCAAGGCGCTTATGCAAGGGCATTGGTTGAGCGTGGTGAAGATGGTGGACTGTCTTCATCTGAGGCTTACACACTGTTTCGATCCATGTTGTCGGATTACATTGCCTTGGAGGGCAGTCGTTATCCTGAGAATCAAGAGTTTATTCCGCAATGACACAGCAAATCCAGACATTTTCTGTCTCAGCCCCAGGCTTTTTTGGGCTGAACACACAGGACTCTCCGCTTGATTTAGCGGCTGGATACGCTGCGATTGCCACAAACTGCGTGATTGACCAGTACGGGCGCATTGGCTCTCGTAAAGGATTTTCAAGGGTTAACACATCCTCTGGCAACCTTGGTGCAAATGATGTAACAGTCATCCATGAGTTGGTGCAGACAGATGGCACTCTGACTGTTCTGTTTGCTGGAAATAACAAGCTGTTTAAACTGAGTGGCTCTACTGTTACTGAGTTGACCTATGGGGGGGGAGGTACTGGCCCCACCATTACTGCAAGCAACTGGCATTGTGCTTCTCTAAATGGAATCACATATTTCTTTCAGTCAGGTTATGACCCACTGATCTATGACCCTGCTGTAAGTACCACCACATACCGCCGTGTGAGCGAGAAAAGTGGTTATGTTGCGACTGCTCCACAAACCAACATTGTTATCTCTGCCTATGGTCGCTTGTGGACTGCTAGTAGCACTGCTGACACTGTAACTGTCTATTTCTCTGACTTGCTGGCAGGGCACATCTGGTCAACAGGAACTGCTGGTTCTTTGGACATCTCACGGGTATGGCCCAATGGGTCTGATGAGATTACAGGGTTGGCAGCTCACAATGGATTCTTGTTCATCTTTGGCAAGCGTCAAGTCTTGATTTATGCAAATGCGACTACTCCATCAAGTCTGTCTCTGAGCGACACCATCAGCAACATTGGTTGCATTGCAAGGGACTCTATTGCCAACACAGGCAGTGATGTGGTTTTCTTGTCAAACAGTGGTGTGCGGTCATTGCTCAGAACCATTCAAGAGAAGTCTGCTCCTTTGCGGGACTTGTCTAAGAATGTGCGTGATGACTTGATGACGATTGTGAATGCTGAGACATTGGCAAACATTAAGGCAGTCTATTCAGAGTCAAATGCCTTCTACCTGATTAACTTCCCAACTGCCACCCAGACCTACTGCTTTGACACCAAGGCGGCTTTGCAAGATGGTTCTTCACGGGTAACTGTGTGGGATTCCATCACTCCAACTGCTTTCCTTGCTAAACGCAATGGAGACTTGTTGATTGGCAAGAATGGTTATGTTGGCAAGTATGGTACTTATCTTGACCATGCAAGCACATACCGATTGCAATACTTCACCACTTATGCTGACCTGGGACAGCCCAATGTCACTTCTATCCTGAAGCGCATTGCTGTGGTGGTGATTGGTGGTTCAAGCCAAGGCTTCATCATCAAGTGGGGATATGACTTCACGGGTCAGTATTACGCCACCACATTGCAAATTCCTCAGTCTACTGTTGCTGAATATGGGACTGCTGAGTATGGGGCAAATGGTGTTCCTGTTGCCAACTACTCAGATGGTATTTCTTTGCAGACTTTGGTTGGTCAAACATCAGGTTCTGGCAAGACTGTGCAGACGGGTTATGAAGTGCAGATCAATGGGTATCCTGTAAGCATTCAAAAGATTGAGATACAAGCCAAGAACGGCAAACTGGTTTAAGGAAGAAACATGGCAAATTACACCAAAACCACCAACTTTGCGGCTAAAGATGCTTTGTCGCCAGGGAATGCAGGAAAAGTTGTCAAGGGAACTGAGATTGATACTGAGTTCACCAACATTCAAACTGCCATTGCAACCAAGGCAGATGGAACCTTCACAAACTTCAGCTTTGTTGAGAGTGGGTCTAATCTACTTATTCGTCACTCAGGAACTGATGTAATGAAGATTGACAGTTCAGGCAACCTGACTGTGTTGGGCAACATCGTGGCTAACGGCACTGTTTGATGAAAACATCAAAAAGCAATCTCAATGTAATTTGCAAGTGCTTGCAGGTTCTTTTGGCATTGGGGGTGTGATATGACAGAGCAAGAATTAAAAAATTATTATGTATACAACAAAGCAACGGGTGAATTAGAGCCGTACTCTCAAGTATCTGCTCAACCCGGATTTAATGTAAATGCAGAAATTCTTTTCGATCCTGCTGGAAATAAATATGTTGGCTCTGAGTTACAGGCTGCGATAAATGCAAATAGGGGCGGCGGTGGGTTGTTTGGTGCTATTAGCAATGCAGTTACAAATGTTTTTCAACCTGTTGAAAAGACAATAAGTACAAATCTAGCCCAGCTAGACAAAGATTTAAGCCTTTCTCAAAATGCACCACTGATTGCGGCAATTGCATTGAGTGTTGCGGCTCCAGGTGTTGGTTCGGCTATTGGTCAGCAAATGATAGCGGCAGGTTTACTTCCAGCGGCAACATCTGCGGCGGCAGCTACAGCAATTGGAACTGGAGTGGCAAATGCTGCATTGCAGGTTGCTCAAGGTAAATCTCCAGAAGCAGCCTTAAAAGCTGGAATTGTTGGTGCTGCTGGTGGCACTATTGGAAGCTATCTTATTGGGGATCCTGGAACATTAAATAATTTTGTTAGCAGTACATCAGCTAACCTTTTGGCTGGCAAAAATCCAGAAGATGCTGTTAAATCAGGGATTATTAGTAGTAGTGCTGGTTTTGCTGGTGGCACTGCTGCACAAGCGACTGATTCTGCTCTTGTGGGGCAACTTACTGCTGGGACTACTGCTGGTTTGCTATCTGGTAAAACTGGTGAGCAAGCACTACTACAAGGTGTTGGTAGCATAAATGTTGGCTCTATTATTCCAGACGATAGACTTACTAAAGCAATTGATACGGGTAAATCTGGAGATTTTTTAGGCCAACTTAATCAGCTACGAGATATTGTTGGACTCGATCGTTATGAATCAATAAATGATTACTATAGAGAAAATGGAATAACTCCACCTGAAGTAACAGTGCCGACTGAGGCACAGGCTACTTCTGCACAAGAAGACTTGCAAGCACAGTTGGCTGCTTATGAGGCAGTAACAACTCCTGCTCAACCACCAGCACAGCCACCAGAACAGCCAGCAATTGATTTAGCTACAGTTACAGCACCTCCTGCTCAACCGCCAGTAACCACTGAACAGCCAGCAGTTGTTCAACCGCCAGTGTTTGTTGAGCCAGCAGTTGTTAGTCAAGAAGAGTTGCGGGGAACAGTGCCTCCATTTGAGACAACGGCTCCAGTTGACACTACTACATCTGGATTTGACATACCAACTGACATTCCAGACACATCTGGATTTGACATACCAACGGCAACACCAACAACACCGATTACTGGAAATACTGGAGGAAATATGGCAACAAGTTACACAGAAGACCCGTATGACTACAGCGGAGTACCTGACACTGCATACGATGCAGAAATGAATGCTCCTGCAACTGAGTTGACGGACACCACTCCATACGAATACTCTCCAGAAGAACAGGCGCAGATTTATCAAATAAATCAAGAAATCGCTGGTACATACACTTCTGATGAAATTACAAAAGCCATTGAGGACTATTCAAAAGGAACTGGCTTAACAATTAAAGATGTTGTTAAGTTCTTTAAAGATAATCCAAATCTTGCTAAATCAGCAACCAGTTTGATTGCTGGTGGTGTTGGCTTGTTTGGCACTAAGCTGGCTACTGACGCTGCTAAAGAAGCAGCTAGAGTTGCCGCTGAAGCAATGAAGTTCAAGCCTGTTGGCGTGACTACTAGGTTTGGCACAACAGACTACACATACGATGACAAAGGGAATCTTGCCACTGCTGGTTACACGCTGACCCCAGACTTGAAGGCAATCCAAGATAAGTTGATGTCTGGCGCAACCCTGAGTCTTGATGAGGCAAAGAAGGTTGCAGACCTGTATGACCCACTAAAGAAAGCATCTGCAAGCCTGTTTGACTTGGGCACATCGTATCTTGCTAAAACTCCAGAGCAAGTTGCCTCTGACTACATGGCAAAGCAACAAGACTTGCTGGCTCCTAGCCGTGAGCGTCAGTATGCTCAACTTGAAAATAGATTATTCCAGCAAGGTCGTGGTGGTTTGTCTGTTGGCGCAACCAGTGCCCGTCCTAGTGGTGCTAGAGGTCTTGGTGCAACCACTCCTGAGATGGAGGCGTATTACAACGCATTGGCTCAATCTGACGCTGAGTTGGCGGCAGGGGCACAACGAGCAGGTCAAGAGAGTGTTCTGTTTGGCAAAGGGTTGCTTGGCGCTGGTGGTGAGTTCCTTGGCAAGTACACTGCTGGTCAAACTGGAGCCTATGATCCATTCAAGTCGCTTTTAGCTTCTGCTGGTGCTGTTGAGTCAATGGGTGCTGGTGCATTGGATGTGGGTACTGCGCTGGGTGGCAGGACTACTACTGCGGCAAGCAATGCGGCAACTACTTTGATGCCAACTGCATCTGTTAACCCGTATGCCTCGTTGTTTACAAGTCTTGCAGATGATCCATCATTTAAAGCTGCACTTCAAAACTTCATAACTGGCGGCAAGCCATAAAGGAATAGTCATGGCAGATACATCTAATATTGTTGGAAGTTTGTTTGGGGTGACTCCTGAGTTGTACCAAGAGCAACGGGATCAGATGGCTCGTCAACGGGCTATGCAATTGGCAAGAATGGCTCCTCTTGAGCAAGCATCCTATGGTGCTGCCAGGGCTGGTCAGCAATTGGGTGGTGCATTTGCCTCTGCAATGGGTGTAGAAGACCCACAGATGCGTCTGATTAGTCAACGCAATGCTTTGGCACGACAATTTGATGTAAGCACTCCAGAGGGTCTTGCTCAATATGGACAGGCTTTGCAACAGGGTGGAGATACTGCTGGAGCATTAGAGGCCATAGCAATTAGTCGGAAAATGACTCAAGAAATGGCTTTAACTGGTCAAAGACAAGCCGCACAAAGAGCATCATTGGCTACTGCCGCTAAGACAGAGTTGTCTATTGAGCAAGAAAACAAACTGCGTAATGAGTTGTCTCAGTTGCCACCAGATGCAACGCAAGAGCAAGTTCTTGGCGTAATAACCAAGTATGGTTCTCCAGACAAGATTCTTGCTGTATTGCAAGGTACTGCTGACAAAGCCGCTGCTAACCAAGCACGAATTGATGCGGCTAATACGGCTAATCAAGCGCGAATTGATGCGGCTAAAGTTGCTGCTGATGCAAAAATTGAAGCCGCTAAATTGGCTGGTGCTACTGCCTTACAAATTGCTCAATTGAGAGCAGACAGTGCAAGAGAACTACGGCAATTAACGACATCTCTTAAAGGGCCAAAAACACTTGCTCCTTCATTGCAAAAAGAAGAAGATAAAGAACTTGAGTTGGTTGACTCTTTGGCAGCAAGGGAGACTTCATTGGCTCCTGCCATTGCATCTTTGACTATTGATCCAAAAACCGGAAAGCCGCCATTGGATTTAGGGCCGCTTAATAACGCAAAGTATTTGGCTCAAAACGCATCTGGCAATTCTTCTGTTGAAAGTCGAAATTTTGCGGCTTTACAACGATCAATTCAAGAAGCAACCAACTTGAAAACTGATGCCGCTAAGGGCGTTCAAACTGACAAGGATGTGTTGCGTTTTGCAAATGAACTTATTGCGGCTTATGGCGGGTATGACACTAAAACCACCTTAGAGGCTCTTAATAACTTTGCCAAATCAACATCAAAAGCCAAAGAAAATGCTCAAAAACGCATTGATAGTCGCCGCAAGTCGCAGGGAGTAGAGCCGTATTATGGCCCTGCTGCTGGTACTGCACAAAACCCAATCAAACTGGATTAAAGGTAAGCATCATGCCGACTGTTTATGAATACAAGGGCGTATCCTATGAACTGCCTGATGGCCTGTCTAATGAGGCTGCACTAGCCAAAATTAAAGCAAGTTTAGGTGGTGAGCCTTCTGCTCAACCAGTTCAAGAGCCTCAAGTCCCTGCTGAAACAAGCGCAGAACCTTCTATTGCTCAACAATTGAAAAGACAAGCTGGATTGGCTGGCAGGGCAGTCTATGAAGGTGTTACCGCCCCTGCAACTACTGTTCTTGAAGGCGTAAAAGGCGCTTACAACTTGGGTTCTGCTTTGCTTGGTTCTGAGAGTCGGATGCCAAGTGCAGCAAGAGCGCAAAGCCAAATGCTCACACAAGCTGGCCTTCCTGAGCCGCAAACAATGGCAGAACGGGCAGCACAAGCTGGTATGCAGGGCTTAGTTGGTGGTGCTACTGCGGCAAAAGCATTGCCTGGAACTATTTTTGGTCAAGATTTGGTTCGTCAGTTGCCAGCAGCCACAGTTGCTCCAGCAGTTGCTCAACCAGTTGCAGAAGTAACTAAAGAAATAACTGGAAGCGACTTAGCGGCTACTGTTGCTGGCATTGGAGTTGGAGTGCTTGCTGGCTCTGGTGCAGCTAATTTTGCTGGAAAACTTGCAGAAGGAAAGCAACCTGTTTTGACAATGCAAGATGTCAAACAACGGGCTGGCAGAGCCTACACAAAGGTTGATGACTTAGGCATTGTTTTGTCAGACCAAGGCGCAAAAGACTTGCTTGGCAAAGTGTCTACTGACTTGAATGCTGCCAGATATTTGCCAGAAAATGCTCCTGCTGTCCAAACAGTTTTGAACAAATACGAGTCGATTGTTGGCAAAGGTAATGTGTCGTTTAATGATGTTGACCAAATGCGTCAACTTGCTGGTGATTTACTTAAAAGTTCAGACAAGAACATATACAGGCTTGGGAAGCAAATGACATCATCTATTGATGATTATGTTGCAAACCTGAGTCCAAAAAACATTGTTGCTGGACAAGGCGGCATTGATGAAGCAGTTAAAACCATTATGTCAGCTAGAAAAGACTGGAGAAATCTAAGTCGAGCAACCACATTGGATGACATTCTAAACATTGCAGATGCAAGGTCACTTGATCCAAAGGCATCTGAGAGCGAGTTGGTTCGCCGTGGGTTTATTAACTTAGTTGCCAATAAAGAAAAGTTTGGTTTGTTTAGTAAAGATGAGCAAGCGGTGATTCGCAAAGTTGCTAGTGGTGGCAATTTAGATACTGTTCTTTCATTTGTTGCTAGATTTAACCCAGAACGCAGTCAACTTATAGCTGGTGGAGTAGTTGGTTCTGGCATTGCAAGCACTGAAAGTCTGAAATACACAGTTCCAATTGCTGCCGCAGGATTCACTGCTGACAAACTGCAATCACGACTGCGCCAACAAGCCGCACAACAGGCAATGTCTGGGCTTCTTTCTGGGACAACGCAACCACCTACTCAATCAATGAATTGGAGAGGCTTAATGAGTGGTGCAACAAACCCGCCTTTCGTTGAGTAAACAAGGGGCATAAGATTGATCCTCTCACCCTTCTGGCAATGGCAAATGGCTGTGTCGCAGCTATTCGCAAAGGCTGTGAACTCTATAAAGAGGTCAAGGGAACTGTTGCCGCAGCCCAAAAGACTGTTAAAGAGGTCACGGCTATTGCTGAAGAAGTGGGTGGCTTCTTTGGGTTCTTTAAGAAGAAAAAACCCAAGCCAACAGCCCCTGTTGTTGCTCCCAAAGCAAAGAAGGCTGAACCAGAGGTTTGGGATGAGAACAAGGTTGTCTCTGATCTGGCGGCTAATCTGTCGCAGTTCTTTAAGGTTCAGCAACAGCTTGCAGACCACATTCGAGAAGAAGAAGAAAAGTCTAAAAGCGTCTATGACCCAAATCAGAACATCATGGAGTCTGCGCTAAACAGGGAACTTGCCAAGACGCAGTTTGAGAAGTTAGCCAAAGAGATTCGAGAGATTATGGTGTATCAGTCACCCCCAGAGTTGGGGAACTTATACACCAGGGTGAACCAGATGAGAGTCATCATCATTGCTGAACAAGAAGAAGCAAGGTTGGCTCAAGAAAAGAAACAACGAGAGGTTGAATGGCAACGCAGAAGGGTAATCGAGGCAATCCAAGACAAGGCAATCTACGGGGTAGCTTGTTTAGTGTTCGTCCTTTACCTAGTCCTGTTCTTCAGCCTTCTAGTAATGGATCGAAAGGTAAGATGGGGTTTCTAGTCGCATTAGTTGCTATGGTGCTGGTCTTTGTCCTACTGCTTCCGCTGATAGGAAGCATTTACTATGACACATTGGCTGCACAAAAAGAAAGCAAAATGCAGATTGAGCGCATGGAGAGACTGCGCCAACAATTAGAGTACGAGCGTCAACAACTAGATAGGCAACGCAATGAGTCAAAATAGGTTTCTATGGGGTGTGATTGTTGTATCCATTGCGGTGATTCTGCTTATGAGTGGGTGTGAAGACAGATACCGCTATGTTTGCCAGAATCCTGACAACTTTGAACTCAAAGAATGCCAAAAGCCTAGATGCCTGTTCACCCAGACCTGTCCTGAATACCTTGTAGCACCTATCTTGACCACGAAAATTGAACCCCCAAAGGTTGAAGAAAAGAAGGCCGATGATGACAAAAAGTAAATACACCCCAGAAGAAGTTGAAGTTCGCATTTGGGGCTTTGTAGTGGTGATGATTACCATCATTTTGTTTGGCATCGTGATTGCTCTTCTGTACTCAGTTACTTTTGTAACTCAGCCCATTAAGAGCATGGCTCCCATCGATCAAGCCTATACCAAGATGCTCAACGACATTGTGTTGTTGATTGTTGGTGGCATTGGTGGCATTGTTGGTAAACGGGCTGTGGGTGCTGTGACAAGCACAACGCCTACACCTCAGATTTCAGCGCCTTCTACGCCTGTTCCTGCCCCTCCTAGCCCTCCTGCCACATCCACTTGGACTTCTCCCTCTGGTGCTTTACCTGCTTGGGTCAATCCACCTTTAGATGAAACCTGGACACCCCCACCACCCCCCACTACCCCGCCCCAGCATTTGGAAGCTGATTATGTGCGGGAAGAAATCGCCCTTGCTCGTCAAGAGGTGAAGAATGCTTAACCCGTACTTCATCATTGGGGCCATGATTGCTGTGGGCGGTGCTTATGGGTATGGGCATCATGTTGGATGGGGTGACAGAGATGCTGAGATGCAAGTAGAGATTGCCAAAAAGAATGAAGAATCACGGGAAAAAGAGCGTGAACTTGCCCAACAACTGAATGACCAATCAACCAAACTTTCGGAGGCCAACAATGTCATCACTCAAAAACAGTCTTCTCTTGATTCTGCTATTCGTGCTGGTAGGTTGCGGCTCCCGTCCACAAGTTGTGTACAAGCCCCCGCAAATGCCCCCACTCCCACCGGAGATAGCACAAAAGAAAGAAGTGAACCTGTCAGACAGGTTTATGAAACTTCTGACTCCGACAGAGCAACCCTCGCAGCCATTGCCGAAATCATCGCCCAAGGCGACAGAAACACCGCGCAATTAAATGCGTGTATCGACAGTTACAACAAGGTAATGGGGGTGATGAATGGTCAACGCTGAACAACTGAAAAAACTCCACATTGGGGCTGAGTGGGTTGATGCCCTCAATGAAACCTTCAATACTTTTGGTATTAACACACAGCGTCAGCAAGCCGCCTTTATCGGGCAATGTGGACATGAGTGCGGTAACTTTAGAACCCTTGAAGAGAACCTCAACTACAGGGCTGAAACCCTTATGAAGCTGTGGCAGGCAAGTTTCCCTACTCTTGAGTTTGCAAATCAATACTCTAAAAATCCTAAAAAGATCGCCAACAGCGTGTACAGCAGTCGCATGGGAAACAGGGATGAGGCATCTGGTGACGGGTATCGGTTCAGAGGCCGTGGGTGCATCCAATTGACGGGCCATGCAAACTACTTCCACGCTGGACAAGCCTTGGGAGCTGACTTTGTGATGGAGCCTGACCTTGTGGCAACGCCAAAGTATGCTGCACTGACTGCTGGTTGGTTCTGGTCAACCCACAACTGCAACAATCTTGCTGAAGCTGCTGATTGGGTTGGACTCACTAAGAAGATCAATGGTGGAACTATTGGTCTAGATGACCGAATCAAGCACACTAACGAGGCTTTGGCGGTGCTTGGTTCCTGAGTTTTCCCCGATTGAATATCTTGTGTTTCTTGAAGAAGTACAAGATCGCTTGGTAGGCAACACCAAACCTTTTGGCAATCTCTTTCTTGCTCATGCCATCTTTCCATAGCGTTATGGCTCTGGATTCACTGATTTGAGTGGGTTTCCTGCCACTTCCAGGTCTTGCACCACCCTTAGTCTTCATTCAAAGCCATCCAAACCATGATGCAAACGCCTCCAATGGCTAAAGCAATGCCAACAAATCCTATGGCAAAGATGGTGATTACAGTTTCAATCACAAACACCCCGCATTTCCCAACCCAATAAAAAGTAATTCCATCGGGTTGTCATGTTTTGGTTGGCAAACTTCTCGCCATCCCACTCAAGTTCTGATTCTGCATACCCTTTGCCCGTCATAAGGGCGATGAATACTTTTCTTGCTTTCATTTCTTCATGTTCCTTATATAAGCGGTAAACGATTGAATCGTGTCTTTGCCAAATGCTAGAGTGCATTTCTCAATGTGTTGGGCTACTTCTTCAATCACATCATTGCGGTGCAAGTGAGTAAACTCTGCTGGATGTGAGTAAACATCCATGTGAGCAATCTGTTTCTTGCGCCAGCCACTTGTATGGCTCCATTGCCCTTGCTTCAAGGCCAACTCCTCGAAAGCCTCGTCTTCAGGTTCTTTCATCTGCAATCTCCTTATCATTACGCTGGATTTCATGCTTCAAATAGGCCAAATCAGCATAGGACAACTCATCTGTTATGTCCTTGATTTCCAGGTTAAAGCGCATCCACTTGACTGTTTTCTCACAGTATGCGATTAAGCCAACAGAGTCATCTGCTTCATGCCATTCATAATCAACTTCAATGCGGTCAATTTCTGGATTGAAGTCATCGTCTACCCAATCAAAAGGCACAAATTCAATTGTTTGCATCATTCACTCCTATCTGTTCAATGTCTTGTGCGGCAAGGAGGGCATCCAAGGCCACA